GGTGATTACACATTTGGTTTATGTTATTGTGTGGGAACGGCGGGAGATAAGGATTCTGATTTCTATGGGGCACAGGAATTAATTTATAATCCTTCCGGATACAACGTTTATGCGATTCCTAATAATTGGGATAAGCCTAATCAGGGAAGACCTTCATTCGCGTTCTTCTTTCCTGCATATATCAACCGTAAAGGATGTTACAATAAAGATGGAGTGTCTGATGTGGTTAAATCACTTCTGCAGATTCTTCAGGTAAGATACGACGCAAAGTATAAAACGTCTGACCCGCAGACGATTATTCGCGTGACTGCCGAAATGCCGGTAACGCCAACTGAAGCTATCATCAAGGGTGGAACTAACATATTTCCTGTTACTGATATAATTGAAAGAATAAGACAGATAGACAGTGACCCTCATTTCTATGATAATGTCAGTGTTGGAACCCTTGTAATCGAGAATAGTGAAGTGCGTTTTAATCCGACTGGAGATACATCAATCAGATTCTTCCCGCACAAAGATAATAAGAATATGTCCGGAGCGGTAGAAATATATGAGATGCCACAGAAGGACTCTGACGGTTCGATTCCGGCGGATAGATATATTGGCGGAGTTGACCCTTATGACAACGATGAATCAGGTACAACTTCTCTTGGTTCAATATTTATTTTAGATTTATATACTGACAGAATTGTTGCAGAATACACGGGTCGTCCTCCGATGGCAGAAGATTTCTTTGAATTATGCAGAAGACTTGCTTTATTCTTTAATGCGAGAATCAACTATGAAAACAATAAAAAGGGTTTGTTCGGTCATTTTAGTTTGCATAACTCTGTTTATCTTTTAACTGACGTTTTGGAATTCCTCAGAGATAAGCAGATGATTAAGGCAGTTGGTTATGGTAACACGGCGAAAGGAACTGTAGCTACGGAAGCGATTAACAATTATGCCAGACAACTTACTGCAAAGTATCTTTTAACGCCTACGACAATTACGACAAAAGAGGATGGAGAAGACAAACAGGTTGATGTTCCAAACCTCTATTTAATGAAAGGCAGGGCAGCATTATTGGAGCTTAGTCAATGGAATTCACAGGGAAACTTCGACCGTGTGTCTGCACTTGGCATGCTAATGCTTCTTCGCGAAGACAGGATGATACTTATGGGAGGAAAGAAAGGTCAGGCTGAAAGAGATACTAAAAACGAGATTGCCTTTGATAATTATTTTGAACGTAACTACCATAAATCCAGATGGTGGAATAACGTTGATGAAAAGCCGAAAGATTAATTTGTTAGCATTTTAATTTACGCTTTATTAGCGGATAAATAACACTATGGACTTTAGGTTGTTTATTCGCTATTTTTGCAAGCAAAACATTGGTATATATGAGCTTGCAAGCACTTAATATTCCACAACAACAACTTCCCTTCAGACAGAAAACTAAAGAATGGAGGAAGAAGCATTTAGATTGGGCAGACGGTAGGGCATACGGCAACTATAGTCCAGTCAGGAATTCTGTCAGAAGGAAGAAGATTAACTACGATTTGGTGAACATGAAGCTCCACATGGATGACATGGAGCGTATCTTGAATCCGGATAGACTCGATACGGGTTACATTCCGGACAAGATACAGCATTTCCCAATTATCAATGCCAAACTTAACGTTCTTCGAGGAGAGGAGATAGCAAGGGCGTTTGACTGGCAAGTTGTTGTGACGAATCCAAATGCTATCTCAGAAATAGAGGAACAGAAAAAACAAGAGGTAATTAAATCTCTTCAACAACTGATAGAAGACGAGAATCTGTCTGACGAGGAATATCAGCAGAAGCTAAGTCAGATGGAAGATTATTTTTCGTTCAATTATCAGGATATGCGTGAACTTCGCGGCAACGAATTGCTCTCTCACTATACGAGGGAATACAACATGAAGAATATGTTTTCGTCAGGTTTCATGGATGCAATGATTGCCGGCGAAGAGATTTATCAGTGTGACATAGTCGGCGGTGAACCCGTTGTCGAAAAGTTAAATCCGCTTAAGGTTCGCGCATTCCGTTACGGTTATTCAAACAAGATTGAAGATTCAGACATAATAGTCATCGAGGATTATTGGTCGCCCGGAAAGATAATAGATACATTCTATGATTCACTCACGCAGAAAGACCTAAAATATCTTGCCCGTGGTGACGGTGATGATGTTGAGGGTTATGTCGACCCGCATACAAACGAGATTGACGACAGATATTTCCTGATGGGCGCCGATATAGTTGACAGCGAGGAATACGCTAAGTCTTTATTCCTTGATCCGATGTATGAACTGAGTGACGGGTTTTCTCTTCTTCCGTATGATTCACAAGGCAACTTTAGAGTACTAAAGATGTATTGGAAATCAAGAAGAAAGATAAAGAAGATTAAGTCATATAACGAATTGACGGGTGATGAAGAATTCCACTTCTATCCTGAGACATACGTTGCCGACAAGAATAAGGGAGAAGAGGAGCAGGTATTCTGGATTAACGAAGCATGGGAGGGCGTGAAGATAGGAACTGATATTTATGTCAATATTCGTCCGCGACCGATTCAGTATAACAGATTATCTAATCCTTCACGATGTCATTTTGGAATAATTGGTTCGGTATATAACATTAACGAATCAAAGCCTCTTTCGATGGTTGATATTCTGAAGCCTTACAACTATTATTACGACGCAGTTCATGACAGACTTAATCGCCTGATGGCAAGGAACTGGGGTAAGATAATAGAACTTGATTTGGCTAAGGTTCCCGATGGTTGGGATATAGATAAATGGATGTACTTTGCGAGGGTGAACAACATTGCGGTCGTAAATTCATTCAATGAAGGAAAGAAGGGTGCAGCGACAGGTAAGCTTGCGGCATCGCTGAATAACAATTCAAACGGCGTAATTAATGCTGAGACCGGAAATATCATTCAACAGAATATAGAACTCCTTTCGTTTATATCAAACGAAATGTCGACCGCAGTCGGTATTTCCCCGCAGCGTGAGGGTCAGATTTCTAATCGTGAAACTGTAGGAGGAGTGGAAAGGGCGACACTTCAATCTTCTCATATTACTGAATGGTGGTTCGCAACCCATGATGATGTTAAGAGAAGAGTTCTTGAATGCTTTCTCGAAACGGCAAAGATAGCCATGAAGGGAAGACAGAAGAAGTTTGAATATATAACATCTGACGGTTCAAGGCAGATAATGACTATTGACGGAGACGAGTTCGCCGAATGTGATTATGGTTTAGTTGTCGAATCTTCGGACAAGATGCAGCAGCTGTCGCAGAAACTTGATATGCTTGCACAAGCCGGTCTTCAGAATCAGATGCTCAACTTCTCTACAATGATGAAACTGTATAGTTCTGCATCACTCTCAGAGAAGACGAGAATGATAGAGGCTCAGGAGAAGAAGCAGCAACAAATGCAGCAAGAACAGATGCAGCAACAACAGCAGCAAGCTCAACAACAGCTTGAAGCACAGATGCGGGCTGAGCAGGCTAAGATGCAGCAACAGGATATGATTAACCAACGCGACAATGAAACGCGCATCAAGGTTGCAGAGATTGAAGCAATGGGTAGGGTGCAGCAGGCAGAGGTTGAAGCGACTATGGATCAGCTGACATCCGGAATGACGGAAGCTGACAGGGCTAATCTCGAAGAGAAGCGCAGGCAGTTCGACGAAAAGATGAAACTAGACAGGGACAAGCATACGCTTGATAAGGATAAACAGAAGTTTACGGAGCGTGCCCATTCAGAGGATAACGCGCTGAAGCTTCAGATTGCTAACAAGAAAAATACTAGCAGCAAATGATACACGATAAGGTACAACTGATTTGCTCTGTAAAGGAGCCCGGAACTGAAAATCTCTGGTTGAGACCAAGAGTTAAGATTGGCTCTAACGGTAAGTTATATCCAGATGAAGGATATGACTTGCTTTACTTTGGTGCCAAAGGTTGGACACCACTGATAGATTGCTGCGGTTCTGCATCTCAGACTACTACTGTAAATTCATCTAGTGATAAAACTCCTACCACAAAAGACTCTACTACTTCATCTACTTCGTCTACTTCTACGTCAAAATCTTCTTCAAACGCATATACTACGCCGAAGAATTGTAAGGACGCAAAGCCGATAGATACAAGTAAGATGAAAACGATAATGTGGCAGTCTTCTCCTGCTTCATGCGAAGTAACTGATGATTGCGAATATACAGAACCGCTCACAGCGATAGTTACTACAACTACGACGACCGAATCATCATTCGTAGATGCCTGTGATGATTACGGATTCTGTAATGGAATATCGGAAGATACTGTCAAAACAGAAGAAAAGAAGACTGAAACTACAACGACTACCACAACTGAGTCTACAAAGAAGACCCATAAGCGTAGAAAGAGAAAGTGTAATTGCGGAGCATAAATTTAAAATTAAAGGTAAAAAGATATGTATTTTACAAAGGATGACTACGAAAAGATAAGAGACTGGCTTGCTCTTAACACGGTAAAAGATACCGAATTTCCGCAGGCTACTTCGCTTACGGGTCAGGAGAAGCTGGCTATTGTGCAGGCCAACGAGAACAGGCTGACCACAATGAACACTCTTATGTGTTGGATGGCAAAGCGTAACGTAGATTTCTATAACGTTACCGCAAGAAAACATCTGCCATATATTACCCTTGAGGAAGCTATCGAGAACGTGCCTGAAGATTTAAGGAAGTTAGGTATGGTTATTACCTATCTCGGAACGGACAAGCTTTGGCATACCGTTCAGTTTACAGGCTCATCACTCACACAGTGGAATGCCTCATATTATTGGAATCCACTGATAGACATCTTACTTGAGGAATATCTCTATTATCCCGACGAGGAAGATATCACGTCAGTTCTTTCAGGCACCAAGCATCTCCTGAAATTCAAGGACAGATATGCAGATGACCCTGAGAATTGGGAATTCACGTCTAATGGCTATATAATCCTAAGACGCAACATAGTCTACAATGACTGTGCTAATGACCCCACTTATGTTAAGATGAATATCCTGACTCAGGATATGGTAGAGAAGTCTGACACTATATATGAAGTCAGATATGATTTCTACGTGCCTGAAGGGGAGAAAATAGTTATTGGTAAGGATTCAACCCTTTACTTTAATGGTGGACATATCTATGGTCCGGGAGAAATCTTCTTTGAGAACTTACAGATTAATGGTCTGACATCTCTTGAAGATATATCTCAGGATATCATGGAAGATGGTAATCCAACTGAGGAAACAAAGAATTTTCAGCCAATAACCATATCAGAGGATTCTACATATAGATTAGGTCAGGTGATGGGATTCAGAAATGCAACTATTACCCGTCATGACTTCACTACTACATCTATTGATGAGAATATCTTGGATTATTATCAGTCAGGCTATACGACAGTATCACCTTCAACATCACATAAGACTACTCCGTCTTCATCAGATTCTACTACATCAGAATCTTCTACCGGCAAGAATTATGATATGACTAATTATGGCAGAAATCATGATGGAGAAGTAGATGGTGTAGATATCAAGGAGGACAGTGTCACAAGAAATGTCCTTATGTGGTGGAATGGTGAGAAGTGGGTACCACTGCTTGATGAGATAGATTATAAGAAACTCATGCAGCTCATTGGTGACTTTATGAATGTCGTCAATGATAATATCGAGGACTTGTATAACTATTTCATTGAGAATTACAATAGACTTGCTGACCAAGTACAGAAAGAATTCAAGAATATCTGGAATCAGTTTGAGCTTGTATGGAATTGGCTTAATAATCACGAAGAGAGAATTAAATGGTGTGAATCCGAAATTAATAAGCTCTGGACAGAGGTTAATAACATTTGGTCTGAGATAAGTAACATTAAGGGTGATATTTCTGATATTAAAGGTGATATTACAACTATTCAGGGTGATATCAACAATATGGGCGATAAGATTACCAATCTAGGTGATCAAATCAGTAATTTTGAAGGTGACCTCACAAAGATATATAACGACCTCTCTTCACAGATTTCAGGTTCTGCATTTAAAGGTGTTAACTTTAACGGCACCTTGTATGATAACATTAATGGTGTTGTTACTTTCACTTATGAAGGTGGTGGCGGAGAAGGAACAGTAAAATCAGTTTCTGTCAATTCTGGAGACCCTGTATATCCCGATAATAATGGTAATGTTCATTTGGTTGTGTCAGGTGGTGGAGGCGATGTTGGTGCTAATTGGAA